CGTACAACCGAGCAGGAGGTGTTTAATATGGATTTACATGCACTAACACGGCGCTATGGTTCGGAAAATGTTGCCGAAATCATGGGTCGTACAGAACGAAGTTTGACGGACGCACGGCGGGGAGCAACGCCGCTTACGATTGACGATTTTCTTCGTCTTGTGACCGCGTTTCCGGGTTTTGATTTGGAAGGAACCATTCGACAGATTGGTCAAGTTCGAGAAGAAAAAGGCTGGGCAAGGCCTCAGAAATGAGGGATTTCCGCGATTTCTATAGAACCCCCGAATGGTGTGTACAGGCGCTTTATCAAAAAGTCTTGCTCCCAAATCCAACGCTTGATCCTTGCGCGGGTGACGGCGCTTTGCTTCGCGCTGCTCCCGGCTCAAAGTGTCGAGGTATTGAAAAAGATCCCCGACTGGTTGAGGCAGGGAAAGAGCTTGGAACAAACCTTGTTTGCGCCGATGGCCTAGAAGAAAGCTGGAAATATCAATTTGTCTTAATGAACCCGCCATTTAAGGACGCGACAACATGGGTTCAAAAGGCGATCAACGAGGCCGAAAGTGCTGCAATTTTATTGCGACTTGGTTTTCTTGCCTCGCAACGACGGCGCGAATTGCTTCAAGAGCGCCCTCCGGGTTTCCTCGTAATCCTCTCGAAGCGTCCGTCCTTTACCCCGGATGGGAAGACCGATTCGTATGACTATGGGTGGTTTATTTGGCATCGTGGAAACTCCGGTCTAACAAAACTGGATTGGATCACAGATTAAAGATCCGCACCTAATCGATCTGCAAGAATCGCGGTAGTAAACCCCAACGCAATCCCCCCGGCAATTGAAACTGGAACAATGAACGCGGGGGATTTCCACCATGGCGTAAGTTCAATTGTTTCCAAAGCACTATCAAGCAGCACGTTTTGTTGCTTGATCAAAGACTTGCAAGCCTCGTTTTTGGCAAGCAAGGCTTTCTTATCTGCAAGACACAGTTCTTGATTTAGCTTGTTGTTTTGTCTGCACGTAGGCAAAGCCACTTCAATGCAGCGCAATGCCTGTACTGTCCACGGCGACGGCCACAAGACGCCATCGCACGGGGCAGGGTATGCTTTGTTGAGGGGATGGGCTTTCTGGCAAGGGGAGCCCCCCTCCGGGCCTGCGCTGGGTGGGGGACGCACGGCCCTTGAGGGGGGGTTCGCAGCAACGGTCGCCGTAAGGCTAAGTGCGAAAAGGAAGGCAGAGAGGGTGCGTTGTAATCGGGATGGAATCGGGGTGACCATTAATAATCTACGCCATCGTCCTCTTGTGTCTCTTTGCCTTTTTCCCACGCCTCGTGCGACGTTTTTGGATGGGCCTGTTCACACGTTTGACCGGAATGTTTGTGTTTGCCCTTGGTCATGGCACGCGGGTAGCTTGTCTGTTTGGTAGCATACGCACCCCCCGCTTTTACAAGATCCATGAACCGCTTCATTCGTCTTCTCCAAAAACGGAATTCAAATGTTCAGCTAGCTTCTTTTTGTCCAAAGCCGCATTTGAAAGCACTTTCTCTCTCGCTTTTATATGCGCTAATTCACGCTTATGTTTATCAAATATCATATTTCGCTGTGTTTGTCGTAAATTTTCAAGACGTTCCAGCGATTCGCGGTATGCCCGTTCCGCTTCAGCGCGGTCCCGTTCAATACGGGCACGTTTTTGCCAACGTAGGGCTTTCCGGTAACTGAGCCATGCCGCAATTGATATTCCGATAAACCAGATATGGGCCGGGATCGTTTTGATCCAAGCCCATACCTTTGAAAAAACACACAGAACGGTTTTCATCACTCTGCTTTTTTGGCAATGCGGCGTTTGAGAACGGCAACGATCAAGGTACATAAAGCACCGGATCCGGCTCCAATGGCTGTGCCCCAAGGCCAGCCGTCTTGACCGCTGTTGAGCGTTCCATACAGAAGAGTACCGATACCGGCTCCCGCCGCAATCGATCCAAGACGCAAAAAGCCTGCATACCACCAAGGCAGTTTGCCGCCTTTAGACGCCTTCCAGCCGCGTGAAAAGTTTTTGCTCGCTTCGACCAACCCCCAAACCGTTACAGCGGTTACAACCCCCAAAACGGTGATTTGTGACCAGTCGGGAAGCGGTTGGGTTTCGGGTAGGGTTGCTTCCTCTTGTGTAAGCGCGACCGTTTCAACATTTACGGTAGACATTTCGGCGGTGATAATTTCAGCATCTTTATTCAAACTTTCGACGGTAATGATTCCCGCCTCTTTATTTGAACCTTCAGATTTAATCAACGTCGTAGGCATTTTCTCCTCCACTGAGTAGTTATGGATTCGGGGAGATTACCGCGTCCATAAACTCGCGTCTACATACTTTCGCCCCGCGCCTCTTCGGCAGCAACACGCTCTCTTAAGGAATTGACTTCAGTCCAAATATGGTTGCGTTCTTTCCTTGCGATATCGATAGAATCTCGAACATTTTCTAACTCTTTGTTCAAATGCACGAATCTTTGTTGAACCATATCGGAATGGACCGCAAGGTCGGCGCGAATGCGTTCAAAACGAGAAGTGAGCCACCATACTGCTCCGAGGACGGGAACTGCAATGGATAAAATGTGAGTAATAATTTCTGGCACGGCCTATCTTCCCTCTAATACGGAATATCTTCATTTCGCGCATCCCAAGCGGCAGGGATGGGCTTGCCGGGATGCTTTCGGTTAGGCAAAGTTGGCGCTTGCACGAGTCCAAACTCTTCCATTATCGGAAGCGCAACACCCCGCCAAATCAGTTCGCCTGGATCGCTTGATTTTAGGCCATAGCTTTGGCGATGTGCTCCGACGTATTTTATTTTACCACCCATTTTTTCAATTCGAGCAATAACAAAACGGCATCCTTGCTTTCCGGCCTCAGGCTGTTGTTCTGTCGGAATCATTGGACGGCGGTCGGGTCGGCTTTTTGGTTTCCAGAAGTATTTGAGATCCGTACCAATTCCTGAAAAATAGCCTTCGAATTCAAATCCAACGCTTCGGCTATTCCATCCGTGACCGTGCCAAACTTTTTGATCAAGATCGTGCAAAAGGTACGCGGCAGCGTTGTCGCCACACGTTACAACGAAGTGAATTGCGAGTTTTCGCCAGCGTTCCCAGCCGATAGAATCGCTGTCTTTGCACGCCATTTGATGCAGGCAAATGGTATCAATCCGGCGTATGGGGTTTTTGCCCTTTTCGGCACCTTTCCAAGCGTCTTCACGGACATCCTGAACCAACGGGAAAGAGGCAACGCCTCCTACTTTGGACATCGCGCTTGCAGCAGCGACAATCGCCAAAGCAAGGCATTTAGGGATTGCGCCTTCGGAATCAGAATCGAAACCGTGTTCTTCGGCCCAGCGTTCAACCGCATCAAGCGATTCGGAGCCAAGCCACCCGTCAGCCCCGAATCGAGCAAGCGGGTATCCCAAGGTTTGTAATGAAAGCTGAAGGGCTCTAACGCCCTCTCCGCGTGCTCCTTTTTTCATGCGTTCTCCTTATTCGAGGCCAAGTTCTCCGTCTATCCCCGCTGAACCGGGCTCATCAGCTTCTTTGCCGACCATTAAATAGGTTTTCTCAAGGTCACAGAAATCCATCGGAAACAAAAACGAGTGGACGCCTGCGGCCAATGTCATATCCAGCAAATCGGAAATCGTCTGAGAGGCTGCGGTTTCTGTCATCAAATAGATGGGAAACGGCCCCTTGATTTGGTCCCCGTCCGAGCTAAAGGCTTTGGTTGCCGCAATCTTATCAAATTCGTCCATGAGAATGCCGCCGACAAGGTTTCGATTTGCGAGATCAGGATCTTTCACATCGGCCCCGTCCCCGGCAGGCTTCACGGCATCGGACCAGACCTTATTATCGTGAGCGTCTTGCGTATTGTCGTCTTTGGAAACAACATTTGCAGATTCATACTTTGCGAACCCTTCCGAGTTTTGAAATTGTTCATCTGCAAACTCAGGCTCTTTGTCTCCATCGAAACCCGCTGCCTCTGCCGGATTTGCTAACTGTGGCGGGAATTCTTTTTCGTCGGAGTATTTGCCAGAAGGGTCTATCAAATAGGTCTTTGGTACACCAAAAAACTCATCGGTGACAAGAACCCGAAATTCACACGGCTTGCCCCAATACGTTAACTCCGGTTTGAAATTTCGTGGCCCCGGTGTCCGTTCTTCGTAAATGAAGGGAAGAAAAGTAGCTGTTGCTGTTTCCCATGCCGGGTTTTGGAGGCCCAATGCTTTCCAATTCGCGCCCTTCCAATGCGAGGTATCAAAGGGCGCAAGGTCCACATACCTAGACGTTGTAACGCCGTCTGATTCGACAAGGTTTTCTGGGCCAACAACCCGGTAAATTTTTGAACCAAAGGTTGCTGATTCTACTCGTACAAACCGACCAATATGTTTACAAGTAAACGGGGATGCGCCGTCAACTGCGTTTAGTTGGCTTTCGCCAAAAGCGCCTGCGGTGTATATGCCGTCGCCCCAATGCGCTTCTTGCGCGGGTGGCTGAATTGTGCAGGCGATTTTCTCTGTTTGTTTGCCGAAAATCGCTTCAAGCCAAGCGTGCGTTGTCCCAAGCGTCCCTTTGGGTCCAAATACAATTTTCAAAAGACCGTTTCGCCAATGCGTTTCTTCGAAATTGTTCGGCCTTGGTATCTGATAAAACCGAGCCAGCTTATCGAACCGTTTTTCAAGCGCCTTGGTTATAAGCGTGTCTCTAAGGGCCAGTTCAGCTTGGGAGAATGGCTGCAACATTGCAATGCACCTCCGTTCGTTTTGGAAAAGATTCCAATGTCGAAGACGTTGTAGCCGCGCCGGTAAAAGATACATCGGTTTTGGCCGTGTAAGTATAGAGCCTGTCTCGTATAAACAGCTTTCCGCTGTCTGGAAAGCCAAGAGTAGACTCCACGAAAATGGATGTTTCCCCAAATCCGAGAGGCTGTACCAATAAAGTGACCGGACTACCGGCTGTGTATTGGATCTCTTCTGCGAATGCGCGGGTGATGGAGCGCAAAAGCCCGTGGCTCCATTCCTGCCCCAATGTGGGTGTTGTGCTAGGCGCGGTTATCGAAAGGGCAGTGCCGCCAAAAGTAACGCTATACTGGCCTCCCGGTGTCATTTGAGTAGCAACAAAAAGGCTTGCGCCAAACCCACCGGAAACCGTGCCGGGAATGCAGCCGATTGCGGCCACCGGCTGCGTAGTAGTTACGCCGCCTGTTACAGCAATTGTCCATTTGTCCGGGGTAACATCGGCTGCGGTAATCGAGTCGTTTGCTTGATTGAAGCCAACAACGATTTTGTTGAGTGTCGAAGCCGTGGCGCTGTGGAAGACAATTGCCATTAGTCGTCACTTAGCTCCCCATCCAATAAAACCTCTTGTTGTGCGCGCCTTGCGTGCGTTGTGTAGATGCCGGGGAACGTCGAACGAATAGACCATTGCTGAAGGGACCGATTCCGGTGAACGACTCGAATAAGATCGTCGATGTTCTTGATTGTCAGATACCCCGGCCCAAAAGAAAGGCGCATCTGATAGACGCCGGGAGGAAGTGGGGGAAGCGCAAACTCCAGCCACTTACCCGCAACCTTTATTCCGTTTTTCAGTTTTGTAGTTGTAAAGCACTCTACGCCCTGCCCCGCTATACCGGAATAGCACCCTAATTGAACGGCTGGGTTTGGAAATACGGCGGCTGTCCCTTTTTCAATTAGCTGAATGCGGTACGGGCCGATATCGGTCCATGTGGCAACCAGTCGGACAACATGGCCCCCGTCGTCGGGAAAGATGAAAATAGCGTCGGAAACGGTTGGTTCGAACGGCGCAGGCGCGATATCGCCAAAGCCGTAGTCTTCAGAAAAAGCATCCGGCCACGGATCGGGTGTTGGATCTCCAAAGCCCCAATCTTTGAATCCGGGGTCTGCTGCTCCTACTGGTAGCTCGGAAGGGGCACCAAATCCAAACACACGTTCCTCCTAATCAATATCGAAAGTGTAGTGCCGAAGATATACGTTTACATCCCCCGCCGTTAGACTCGCGCAAGTTTGCCCATTTCCAACATCTATCGATAAAGTTACCTTGTCGCTTGCTGTTGGGTCTAGCAAAACACATTCGTTTTGCTGGTAGCCAAGGGCCACGGCGGTGTTCAGATAGTTGCTCGACGCGCTGGCAGAGGCATTGAGCGCAGGGGAAAACCGGGCCACATCGACGGTGCCCCCGCCTGTTCCAATGGAAAGCGTTGGCGTATTTGCGCTTACAGCAAAGCGCGGAGACACATACATAAACGCGCATTCAATAATCGTCGGCTTTGTTGGCGTAAAGACATCGATTGTTGCTGTTTGTGTTCCAGAACTGGCGTCAATAAAAGACCGGTAACTTACCTTGGCTCGAATCAATTGAGAAACGCCGGGAGCCGCAACCGTAGGACCGGAAAAATCATCGGCGCGGGAAACGCCACCGGCAAAATTTACCGTCGCCCCCGCTGTTTCACCCGCGCTAACTCCTGTGCTGTAATGCACGATTGACGTAACGGTGTCATCGGGGCCGCGTGCAATTGTCGCAGAGTTGCCAAACGAACCAATGTCCTCGGCTGTGTGAATTCGAACCTCTCTGTCGCTTTCCGCAACGGCATACCAACTCGCATAGTCGTTTATTTTACCGACTAAAAAGGCTTGAGCCTGTGCCAAGGTCGAAGTGCTTGACCATGTTCCGTAGTCGTCAAAATCGATATTGTGCGACGTCCCGCCCTTTGTGGTCAACGTCAACGAGTGACCACCCAAATCGGCCACAGCGTTACTAAACTGGACAACAATTTGTGCTGCGGTACTTGCCGCTGTTTGGACCCGACCGCCGTGCGTAGGGGCTAGGACCATTGCCGTTTGATTGGTTTCAAGCGCGGCTGCACGGGCGGCGTTTGCTATAAAATACCCCCGGTACGTCCCGCCGTCTGTATCCGGGCTTTTGAACAAGGCAGAGTGATTTGAAACCGTGGACAAGTCTGATTGCAACCGGCCTGTTGAGATAACGGCAGACGAGCCGCCTTCGCTTTGAACAAGGGTCAATCTGTTTGGAGCCCCGCCGTGTCCGCAAGTAAGGGTGACAACATTTGCCAAGTTCAGGGTATCAACTCCTATGCCGTCACCGCCATCGGTTAGGTAGTAGCAATGCGTGGGGATAATTGCATCGAAAACGCCTGTACCTGCCTGTGCCCGACTGCCTGTTGGCGCATAAAGCCCGTCCGAGAGCTTTGTAATGGTCGTATCGGTATCGACAGAGCTTTTTAAGACCAGTTCGGATGCTGAAAACGCTACCCCAATTGCGTTTCCGATCAAGGCCGCATCGGATGTTGCAGAAAGGTTACATTGATCCCCAATTGCGATGGCAGACACCATTTTTGCAGAGGTTGTATTTGCAGCCAAAGCAACCTCAATCGCGGTTGCGGTTTCGCCAAGGTTCGCCCCCGGCGTCACGGATACCGCAACGGAACTACCTTCTGCAAATTCGGTAACAGCGCCTTCTGCATCGACATACGACCAAGCAACCCCGTTGGTGAGTGTGACGGTAAACGCCCCCGAAGGAAGACTGTCTATGGTTATAAATCCTTGAGCCTTTCGACTGTCTCCAATCGGGCTTCGGCCTGCTCTTACCGTGTTGATTGTCGTATCGCAATCGCCTTCTGTAGCGGGAGTATCTGCAACGGCGTCCAGTCCAATCACACGGTCGGTAAAAAGAATATCAATTTCGCGTGCCATAAATGAGTCTCCTACCCAATCGGACGAATGCAGTTAATTGTTGCAGAGAGGTTACGGCCCCTTTTTTGTTGGCGGCCAAAAGTATAAGGCGTTGCGTCAAAGCCGGGTTTAGGGATGATATCTAGGGTTTGATTGAAATAATCAGCCGGGTGCCTTAGACATACCACACAAAGGTAAGAACCCGCCGCAAGAGTTACGTTTAAGTGGGAACTTTCGGCCCCCGATGCCCCGTGATATTGAGTAGGGACCGGCTCTAGGTCTGAATTTGTAACAGTGACCAATGTGCCAGCTTTTAGCGCCGCTGCATCGACGGCTGTTTTAAGCTCGAATTCATAACCGGCAGCGAGTGTGGCGGCGTCGTTTGATCCACCGTCTTGCAATGCAACAGACCAGTTATTCAAAGTCACTGCTTCTCGAATAAAGAACGCTATATGGTAGTTCGGTACATACAGCCTGCCCCCTACCTCAATGCCGCTCGTGGTGTTGACTATCTTTTCAATATAATCAGAAGTAACGATGGTGTGTATGGACTGCTCTTTTGTGATGTTCGCGCCTGCTTCGGGCAGATTGGGCTCTGCTTGTACCGTAATTTCTTTGACAGAATTTGTTACATTTGCCGTTCCGGTATAGACAATTCGTTCTTGTGTAAGGACTGTTGGAGCCGTCAAATCGTCCGGGGCCTCTTCCAGATACACAACGCCGGGATAGGCCACATTGAATGCGCTCGAAGTCCCGTTTGGCTGTAGCTGATACCCTGCTCTATCGACATGATCCCCACGATGCTTGTGCAAAGGATTGGCAGTATTTGCAGGATCAAACGCGGCTCCTCCCTGAGTAAGAGCGACAAGATCCGCGCCTGTAGCATCTCCGACATCGGTGTTTCCGGCATTCAGAGTGTGCGTATCACCAGCCGAGTTTGTATCGATTTTATCGGCCCACTCGTGCAAATTATCGTGCCAATTTCGTGCCCCCGCAGCCGGTTTCTGAATTCCGGCATTTGTTGAGGTAACGCGAATGGTGACAAAGGCCGAATCCGGCGCTTTTAGTGGATCGGCTTCACTTGTTGTGGATGTTGTGGTGTTGGTTGCCACCAAAAAAAGCCGGTAATTTCCCCACTCATCAACCGGTGTAATGATGGGGTTTTGAGAAGTCGCAGTCGAAGTGCCGTTTACAACTTTGAAAGCCGCCGAAGATCCCGTTGGTTTGTTCAGCAAAGCCCAAGCCCATGTGACATCGCTTCCGTTTGCTGCTGGCCAACTGTTGTTTGTAGTATCCGAGGCGTCCCCATACAGCGTAACTTCCTTGTCGTTAGCCACGTCGCCTTGAACAACGGTTGGATCGGTTGTTGAATTGTTCTCGGGATCTGCGACACCGGCTGCGTAGGCTGTAATTGACATTTTCTATTCCTCGTTTAGCCCTGATTTATTTCTGAAACAAGCTCGGAGGCGTATGGGGCTCTAAACTGTCGTCCGAAAAACGTAATGAAAAATTCAGGGATATAGTCGGTTTCGCCGTATTGCGCTAGCCATTGGCTGTGTGTATTTCCCCCGCCAACTTGCTTATGAAAAGCAAACAGCCGCACTTGGAAAACGTGCGCGGGGACATCCCCGTTATACGCCGAGCCGTCGTACTTATAGAGCTTGGAGCGGGAAAGTATACCGACTTTTGTGCAAGTCGATTGTGCCACCGTATATTCCGCACCACTAGCGGTTCCGAACGCGCCGCCTATGGGATCACCTGAAGTTGCCTCTAAAAAAGTTGTACCAAAAGTAATTTGAGCTACATCGATTGTGTGGCAGCGCAAAGGGTTCAAAGCGATTACATAATAAACGCCCACCTCATCGGCAGTAAAATGAGCAGAGCCAATGTCGCCGTGTAACCAATCGTAATCGGCCATACTTCCCGGCATGTTTCGCTGGGCAGTCACCCCCCAAGCCTCACTGCGACTAGCCTGACTCATATCAAAATTCGTATTACTGAAGGGTTGACCCGGCGTGTAATGGGGAAGATGTTCATATTCAGTGCCGTCTGCAACCGCCTGTGTGAGAAACATGCCGTCGTACTTATTAATTTTCGCGTTGGCCGTCTTTACTCTGCCAAATCCCGCCGTTACCGGAACTGTGCCATAACCCCAACTTATCTGTCCGTGCTCTTGCGCGTACCCGTTTTCCCAACTTTCTTCTACGTGGCCGTATATTTTTGAATCGTCTTGGAACTGCCGATATTCCAGAGATTCAATAGCACTTGTCAGAGTAGCATCCCGAGATTCACGAGATGCCTCTTCGGCTTCGATATTTTCTTGTAGTTGGTGCAGGCCGTGTTTTGGCAAAGCCCACCATGGTTGCGCGCCTGCCCAAAAGAAGTTTTCGTATTGCCATCCGTTCTTGTTGCCTAAATGCGCTCTTATTCGAGAACGCATAAGGTGGAGAATCTGAATCAGGCCAAAGGCAGCGTTTCCATGGTGCGTATTTGAATAATCAAGGTGTCCGTGTTTGAGCAAATCAGCACGCGCCGTTGCCCCCGGACTCATAAGATAGCTAACCGAAGTTGCACCGCCGCCGCCTTGATCACTTAGCTGAGTTGCGGGATTTGGGGGGGCCACATCGTGGGTGCCGTAGCTTTCGTATGTGTCCCACGTTTGTCCAGCAACGGTATCGGGACGAACCTGATTTTGAAATTCTACTTCGGCAGCTAACGCGTTGGCGTCTGAAGCCACTCGAACGTCTTCTTTTGTGCTGGCGTATTCTTGTGGCGAATCCCACACACTGATCGGAATAAGTTGGGGTTTGTTATTGCCCGTCCCCGGCTCATCGGTCGTACTCATCAATATCCATAACAGTTTGGCCACGCCGGTCCATGGAATATCTTCTGGATTTGTAGGATAGCTAGAGGACGGTTGGCTTTTTTTCCACTGGAATTCGACGCGGGTTCTTTTTCTTGTTTTCAGAGAGACAGGATCTTCTTTCCCATCATCGACATTCCATTGCCGCCGTGCGTCGGTGTCGGTGTCAACCTCCATCGGCCTTGCCCATAAAATCAAATCGGCCCCCGCTTCAGGAGGAATTACAACATTGTTTCCAGAAGCGTCTTCGCCGTCGATAACAGCCCCCAAAAGCCCCGCGTTGGTGGTAAACCAAGTATTTGCCGCGTTTCGAGCATCTGTGAACCAAGGAACGGCTGGTTGTCCACTATCTTGCGGCCTGTATGTAACAACACGTCCGCGAAAACCCGCGTTCACTGTGCCGTCACCTTCTGACGGAAGGACGTGATAAAACTGAAATGGTCCCAGCGACATGCCGTAGTTTGGAGGCACAGAAGCGTCTTCGAATGTGATTCTTGTCAGCGCGCCGCCGACAGAATAACCCATGATACCGCCCATGGCTTCCATAACGTATGTGTACACAAGGTCTTGGAGAGCGTCCGCGTCTACAAGGTCAAGTCTTTCCAAAGCCTGAAAGCGTACTTTGTCCATCTTCTATCCCCCCTCGGGTTTGGCGACGACTGTAATTCGGTCTTCTGTTGTTCGAACGGACGCGAACTTTTGTGGATACACGTCTTCTTTGGCTACATACGGTGTTTCAAAGGCGTCGTAAATATGAATGTTGAGTAAATTCCGGTTGTCCAACAAGACATCATAAAGCCGTGCGACATACAGCGGTTCACCGGGTCCAAGCGAACGGCAATATTCAATAGCATCTTGTTTCACTTCTGCGACGACATCTTTGACTGTGATCTTTGAAACCGGAACAACGTGAACCAAAAACTGGGTAAAAAGAGCGGTTGCCGGTATTACTTGAACCCTCGTTCCGGCTGCACGAAAACCGGGGAAATCCACGGGCGACGACGTGTCTCCTTCAATGACTTCCTGAAGCTCGGCAATTGCCCCTGTGAAAATCTTATACATCGTCCCCAAAATCGCCCATTGGTATTCGCCGCTTTGTGTGAGAGGCGTTTTCAGATAAACCAATCCGCGTTCGGGAACGGAAACGAAATCATTGTTTGAGGCAAGCAGGCTTTTTGTATAAACGCCGTTCGAGTTAAAGATTTGCACTTCTTCAATTGGTTTTGTGGCCGGTCGCTCGTGCCAAAGTACGCTTTGCCCTGCTTTGGGTGTAAGCCCTCGGGACGTTTGCCCCTGTTGTTGCGAAGGATGTTCATCAACGCTGGGGGCATCGGCTCCGTCGTCTACAACGAGTCGAGAATAGCCGGGTCGTTCTGGATCTTCGGCCAATTTCGCATACTGCATTCGTACACCGGCTTCCGAAATAAAAGAAAGGGCCGCGTATTCTAAGGCATTTGGCTGGCAGCGAGCTAAAGATCCCAAATATGCAATTGCGCGCTGTTTCAATCGAAGATCGGTTTCTTCATCCGATCCGTTGGTTAACGTGGTTGTTTGTACAACGCCGGTCACGGCGTCGGGAGCCATTTCAACGACATTGATTATGCCTTTAGGCGCGTTTCCGATTGTGCCGGTTACGCTACAGGCGACGGGAACATCGGATACTGACGCGGAACCGGCTTCAAAAGTTACCTCGGCAGTTGTCGCGTAAGTTAACGAAGAGTCGTCGCTACGAGAAAAAAGAGAGCCTTCCGGTACAGCCAACGCTGCGGCTACGTCGGTTGAATCTCGCGTAAGAGTCAGCACACTACCCGCCGCCGCTGTTTCCGCTAGGCGCGTCAATCCTTCGGGGGGAAGCTCTGCAACCCGTTCATCCAGATCGGTCCCGACAAGATTATCGAAAGAGTACGAATCCCGAATTGTCTTTAGGCGAAGCTCTACGCTGTTTATCTCTTCAGCCGCGCTTGCCAGAATGTGCATGATCACAGAGCCCTCGGCAATATCGGCCAAGTCGCTTCGGGCAACAACGCGGGAAGTCATCGCTTTCAAAATGTTTGCCGAACTTCGTACTTTATACACCATAGAAAAATCCTCGGGGCCATCTTATCACTGAGTTTTTGACGTGTCAGCAGCTATCCTTACGTCCCGGTCGCCACGGGTGAAATGACGGGTATTTTTGCTCCTGCTGTCGGCTCAATTGCCATAGATGCGTATACGGTATCTCCGTCAAGCGTAACAACGATTTCTGTAACATCGTTGACCCGTATATCCCGCATAAGTTGGTGGCTCAAATGTGAAGCTACATAGGTGGCTGAAATTTGAGCCGTGACGGGATCTCCCGGCTTAAACGGTAAACCATAGGCCGGGAACATCGCGCTTTCGCCTTGAGTTGTCAAAAGCCGGTTTCGAATTGCCTGTTCAATGTTTGCCGTTCCTCGCACTGTTTGAACATCCTTTTTATCGGTGCCGAATGTTGCGAGATCACCCGTTGCCGGATCTAAATATAAATCTGTAAAAAATAATTCGGGCGCTTGTTTCAACTGCTTGAGCATTTGCGGAGCCTCTGCCACCCATTCGGCAGGAATATAAATAATGCTGCCCGGTCCCAGAGGCTTTCCCTGTGAATCGTGATAGGAGTCCACCCAACTATTGAATTCAGCCAGTGCGGGAACCTTGGTTTTATCTTGTCCGAACTTTCCAACAATGTCTGAAGGGGTTTCCCCTTCTTTTGATACATAGACCCCGGCTTTTGATAAATCCTTTGGTCCCCCAAGGAAAGAGAGCGATGGCAGAGGTTTGCCGAAAGCCTCTAAAGCCTTGTCCCTTGCAGTATGGGACGGAAACCCCATTTGACCGGAAAACTCAAGCGCGTTTCGCTGTATGTCTTCTGTTAGGCCCGTTATGTTTTGGAACGTGTCATAAAGCTGCTCCCACTGCCCTCCCTCTTGGTAAGCGTCCACAACTTCGGCCATATCGCCAACGGCGGTAATACATAAACGGCTGCTGTTAATTAAGTCCGCGCAAATGCCGTGTAGAAAATCGGCTTTAGCCGTAGAACCGATAGTTTGAAATGCTTTTGAGGCTAGGCCGATGCCGTTTGTAAGGGAGATGAAGGGCGCTCGCAGCGAGATCAAGTCGTTATGAAAGTTTTCGACGATGTTGCTGATCTGGGCAGTGAAGGCAGTGGCTACATCTATCCCTTTTTGAAAAGCGTCCATGAACCCGCCAATATTTTCACCAAGGGCGCTTGGCGCTTTTTTGGCTTTGAAAACGCCCCAAGCGTCCAGCACAAGATTCCATTGGTATCCAAACTTGCTAATGGAGGTATCTCTTTGAAAAGACCATTCAACGGGTTCTACACAAAGGTGTATTTGCTCATCGAATGCGCGAAAAACCATGATGATTTCTTTGGGATTAGACCAGTGTCTTGAATGCCCGTGGTGGGCTTGAGAAGCGTTGTTGGCTGCGTCTTGGTAGTCTTTCAAAAAGCCGTCGAACTCTTGCAGAATAATCGGCCCCGGTTGGCCCAGCACTTGGCCTTTTCGATTATAGCCGGGTCGCAGTTCGACTCCGGTTCGACCCCGGAATTGAATTTTTCGGTGACGAAGTTTGCTAAATTCTCGAACAGGTTCGCCCAAAGTCCAATTGATTGAGGTTGCCGCAGGCCGGGATAGTTGGATGGATTCTGGTGTGTTCGGGAGGCACAGGCTCATTTTTAGGGTATCCGTTTTTCCTTCTCTTTCCCATAATTCGAGAACATAAGGCACGGGTACGCGCAGCAAGTCTGCGAGATATCCCGTTCCTACATCAAATCCAAACGCCTCCTTATCCGGTGACTGATTGCCACTAGGCATTAGTTACCTCCGTGTTTATATTTGTCTTTTGTCCAGTATTTGCCGCCCGTGAGAGTGTGCGCTAAAGGCGCGGGGTTCAAATCCACGAAAACTTGTGGCGATTTATGTGGGACTCCCTCGCCTCCAGCAAACCTATTTTCCTCAGACCAAAGAGAGTTTGGAGAGATCCGAATTGTAGAGCCAACGCAATAACGAGACAGTTCCCGGTGAAGTTCGTAATCGCCGCTCCAGTCGTACCAGATCGCTTTTTTGGAGTTAGACATAGACTTGTTGAAGTCGCCCGTTTTGTCTGCCCAAAAGCGCAAATACTGGCCCTCGCCCGTTGTTTTTGATCGATCTGCCCAATACGCTTGATCGTCGTATGTTGTGGAAGACGGATAGCCTTTTTTATCCTTCGCATGGCCGCGCATTGTCATTGCGGGAAACTGTTTCAAGGCAACGGCGCTAAAGCCGATATGATTGAGCCGTGAAGTTATGGGCGCTTTCTTCGTCCCAACGGAAGCCGATTTAACATGAGTTTTGGGGTCAACGTAAGAAGACAGCGCGTCGGAACCGATTCCTTGTAAATCCGGGTTCGGCAAGCTGCCGCCCAGCAGTTTGACCCTCTTGCCTGCGAGTGTTTTTTCCGGTTTACACCAATCTGAGCCTTTGAATTCCGGTATACAGAGCGAAGGCATGTTACCGACAGCCCAGCCGCCGAGATCTCCGGTGTTTGGCGAACCCGGTCTAAATTGGATAAAGCCGCTCGCAGCCTGACCAAATTGATCGGTTTCCACTTTCATTTGCTTTGCCCAGTTGTAAAGAGCGGTCACGGTAGCTTCCAGTTGGTCAATTTTCGCGCACATTTTTTCAATTAGAATCCCGGTTGAGTGGGCTAGAAGCAATCTATCATAGGCTTTAACATTGGATTGAGTAATTACGACGTTGCTGGCATGTCCCTCTTTTGAAATGTGGCCACCAACGGAAAGATAAATAGGTCGTCCGATTTTCTTCGCCGTGCCGGTAAGCCGGGTGTCGATTTCAATCCGAGCGTCGGTATCCCCGCCCAGAATAATCCGTCCACCACCAAGGCCGGGAATAATGGCATCGTCTACGTTTATCTTTCCGTCAAGCGACGAATTGTCCGCGTCTGGGATTTTTTCGGCTTTTGGTCGAAATCTTTTTTTAGATAACGTGGGGTGCATAAATGCCCCCATAACCACGGGTTGCGGTTTTAGCCCATCGCCAAAGCACAAAACGACTTCCGATCCAGACGCTTTGTCAAAAGTGACTCTTTTTGAAAGCGAGGAAGAGGGAGGAAAATATACGCCTGCCCTTCCTCCACCGGGTATGACCAGTTTGCAGCCATTCCACGGTTCGCCGTATTGATCAACAACATCAACAACCGGCGCTCGAACGCCTGCGGATTTAGCAACATCGTCAGCCGCCAAATACGGCCCAAATACAACTTGGGCGCTTCGTATTGCTCCCCGTCTGCCTTTGCCCTTTCTTCTAACAGTCATTTATTCATCTTCTTCTTGGTCTGACGTGTCCGGGTTTTGCTTCTTTAGAAGGTCTTTTTCTGTCTCATCCAATACTTTGGGCGGCTTTGGGGGTTTGGGGCTAGTCAGTTCCCGTGTTTTCCGATCAAGGTTCGTTAGCGACATATCCGTAGTTGCAATTACGTCTTTGGCTTTTTTGTTTAGCTTTCCTTCGCCCCAAAGAGTGACTGTGGCAAATCCAAAAGGGTCCTCTTCTTTGCTGGTACTTTTTACATCCATCGCAACGTGTCCTCTTATAAACTGGACCGTTGTTCGCGCACGGATTTTGCCGACATCGGATACTTCAAATTTGGTTATAACCGTTTCTACATAGGCGATAATGCGAAGGCCCCCCGTTGTTCCCTCGCTGTATGCGGGTGTGAATGATTGCCAAGTGCCGGGAGTAAGCCACGGTTTATATCGCAGTTCTGCTGTACCCGATGCGAAAGCCTCGCCTTGTGCGAAAAACTCCCCGCCCACTTCGACAACCGCATTTAGTTTGTGTTTAAGAAGCTCCGCAGAGCCCGAAGCGGTTGCGGGAAACATGGGCCAATCAATGTCATACATTCGAAGACCGTTTTTTCGTGCGTCATGGAGATTCAGCATAGGCTGTCCAAAACCACCGTGCATTTGCATCGTGGTATTGGGCTGCATCGGCGTTTGAACGTAAATGCCGTTGATTCTATCCGAATCCTTGTGCATATAATCGAACGCATAAATGTCATCTGGAGTATGGGTCATTCCCAATATTTCGGCTTCAAGGCCCGAGAGTGGTACGTTGTCGTCTGCTTCTTCTTCTGTGAAAGTAACATCGCCCGATTGCCCCGCGTGATACGGAGTAGCCTTTTGAAACAGGTTCACTTTGCGTCTTTCCGAAGCGGTTGACGGGGCTTTCATATATTCAAACCCTTCCTGTTCACCGCTTTTGTTTCTTTGAGCCATTTGCGCTTCTCGGCTCTTTTTATTGATTGGTTCCAGCAACCAAGGGCGCATTCGATACATCAAAACAGGCTGTGCGTTAAGAGCCCTCCCAACAGCCGTTTGGTACGGTGCTTTATCCGCTTCCTGCCGTCTCCACGGATAATCTATTGTTGGAAAAAATTCCGTTAGATTTTGATCGGCCCCAAATGCCCCCCGAAAAAGCTGTAAGAGAGAGCCGTTCGGCCCTCTTGATGACCCAAAAGCGTTGATCGCATATCCGTGAATATCGAGTTGTTGGTGTGATCGTGTAGGAATAAATTTATCGCACATATCCGCATTCCAAATAACTGGAATCTGCTCCCCGATAAGCGCGTCTGTTTTCCCCCCAGAAAGCGCGGGAGGAATGCGGACCTTGACCATGGTGCGCCAAAGTTTATCAAAGAGCTTCCCCGGTTTGTGTGTTTTCAAGGAGCGCATAAAGGTTCGCATGAAACGCGACCATTGGCGCATCCCGTAAACAAAACCCTTTTCTCCCTGAACACTACCGGCAGCAAGAATAACGCGAGAGTTTGCAACAAGATTCATCCAAGAGCCGCACACGATTTCAACTCGATCTGTTTCGACGTGTCCGACTTGTCCGGGCCGCATGGTGAACCGAATGGATTCCACCCGGCCCCACGCAATTGTTACAGGCACGTTCCCCTTTGTCTTCAAAGGCTGTGCCAGTTTGACTGTAACCCACCAGCCGACTCCGGGTTGACGGCTTGTGTTTTGCTTCTTTGCCGGGTCATCGTTTCGGTGGCCGGGGAAAAAAGTGCTCCAATTTTTCCGAGATACCCGAAGCGTTAGTTGAATCGATTCCCATGGGGACTGTACGCTTTTTAACCATGTGACAGAGCTTACCCATTTTGAAATCTCTACCTCATGATCGTAGTCGAAGTCGGACGGACCTACTGCGTCCAGCCCCGCCGGTCCCCATGCCGACATAGAAATAATCGGCCTGTCCATTCGGGACATTTGTTCGATTACTGGTTGAGAGGGTGCCATCTATTCGTCTGCCTTCGTGACGGACGCCTCTAAATCCCCAAGCAGGCCCTTAAGCGCACCCATATCAAAATTTCCTGCAAGAAGTTTATTAATCGCGCTCACCATCGTATTAAATGTGTTCAACGGCCCTTCTGTATTTAGAGCGGAAATACCCATGGTCATCATGTTTATGGACACCTTGGCCATCTCTTCGTTCATCTTGTGCAGTTTCTCAAGGTTTTCTTTCCTTGCGGCAAATTCTAGTTTCTGAAGCTCAACTTGAGAAGTGATAGTTGTAATGGGTCGAGCCCCCTTAAGCTCCTCGCCGGTCATTCCCAGCGCCCCAAGCCCCAATTCGCCGCCGTCTGGCATCGCGCCCAAGAACGGTTTTAATCTGCCTCTGGATAATCCGCGTGCTTGCCTTGCTGTAAAGCCTTTTCCATAAAGAGCCATCCCCCCGGCTTGTCCTCCCAATTGCCCACGAACGATGTTCGCGTATTGCGCGCCGGATAGGTTTTCCATTAGCTCCATTGCTTTGAGCGGGTCGCTAGTTCTACTAAATGCCCATCCCTGAATAGCCATATCTGCCCACGCGGAGGTGCCCATTTGTCCCGCAAAGCCTTGTGCGGCTTGAATCCCGCCTTGGCGTAATCGAAAAGCCCCGCGAATCGCGTTCATTCCACCAAAAGGAAGATTTGTTTCGGCAACACCGCCCGTTTGACCGATTTGTCCAAGCGCGTTGATTGTGCCCATCATTGCGTCTGGATTTGCGCCTAAACCCTGCTCTCCAAGTTGTGTAAATCCGGCTTGCGCTCTTGCCCACCACTCGTTTGCGCGGGAGCCCCGGAAACCGCGCTCTTGGGCATAATTCAAAATCCTGCTCGTAAATCTACCTGCTTGGCCGGGAAGCCTAGCAGCGCCAAAAGGGCTCACACCGCCGCCCGTGCCGTGGGTTCTGCCGGGGCCGGGAGCGCCAGCGGTAAGTACATTGGGACTCATATCCATTCCTGCGCCAAATCCGCCCATCAGACTTCCGGCTAGGCCGGGATCTAAACCAAACAGGCCCATATATTCTGGCTTGAGGCGATCTCTTTCGCGGAGCATACCGGCTTGGGAAAACCGTTGCTGCATCTGAAAATTACGCATCTCATCTCGCGGCACCCCGCCTCGGGAAATAATGCCATAGTATTCTTGGGAGTCTCGGCTTCTGAAAGGCGCTCGACCGCCTACCTGCATGGCATAGCCCCGCGTAAACCCGCCCATCCCTTGCATATACTCTGCTTGAGACAAACCTGTGGCCTTCGCTCGTGCCTGCGATTGTAATATCCCCGCGTGACCACCCGGCCCCATTCCTCCGGGCGCAAGATAGCCTGCTGTCAAATACTGGTTTTCAAGACCTCCTAATGGGCCATACTGCTGAAAAGCCTGTCTTTGCCCCCCTGCAAGCAGCTTGTATTTCGCGGATACCGCCTCTCCTGCAATCTTTTCTTTTAGGCTTGCCAGTATTGCCGGAATTGCGACCGCTACACCAACAGGCACCTGAACTCCAAACGCCCCCATCGATACACCACCCGATGTTTGTGCGAGTGTGTCAAGCATCTGCGCTCTTATTTGAAACGGGAGCGCCTTCATCATTCCCGCCATTTCCGTCGAAGCGCCGATATCGGAGCCCAGCGAAGGGGTCGCTCCCATAAGCCCACCGGCAGTGGATATTACTTGTCCCCCAAGCCCCTGCCCAAGACTCATGGCCCCGCGTGCAAGCCCACCAAGGGCTTTTCCAACACGCTGTCCGGTAGCGGTCGATCCTGTGGCATGACCGGGCGCGGGTCCACCGCCGCCGCCGTCGCCGCCCGTGCCGCCACCGCCACCTGTGCCGCCACCACCACCGAATCCGATGCCTGCGGCAAGGTCACTTGCGCGTTCTAGTTTTCGAATTAGGGAGTCTAGGGCGCGTTGGGCTTGATCGTCGTCAACGACGATTTCAACTCTAGTCCTATGTTGTTTTTCTGCCATCGGTGACTACTCCCCCCGAACCAAGCAATTGCTTTTCCCACCCATCAACAACGGGGTCGCCGGTTTTGGGCGCTTTCCCGTCTTCAAGAATGACAGGACGGCTGTAGTTTTGCCACTCTTCTTCTGGCAATCTAAGCAAAATCGACAAAAGCAGATCGGCTCGATTCAGGTTTGACCATCCCGGTACGGCTTCACTCGCTGGAAGAGGTGGCAGACTTGACTGTAGAAACGGAAATCCGGGGATCTCCCGAATCCTCTGAGCCCGTTCCCACGTTGAATCGAAAATACTCCGATTCGTGTTCTTGCAATTGTGCAAAGATCACGAATAAGAGCGAATTGTCCTCCATTAGCCATCTGTTAAGCCACTCGGGCGGGTCTTTAAGTTGAACAGAACACGCAGCAAGCGCGCTAAACCTAAGTTGTGCGTCGGCTGGGAGACTGCTCCAAGGACGCCCCCGGCTCAATTCTGACGCAATAATAGGTTGGCGCAATCTCTCGTCGCCGTCCATGATTCGGGACACAATTTCGTGACGGTATTTTTCGCCATCGGGCGAAGTGTAATTGATAACAAGAACGCGCTCGCGTGACGCAAGCTCTGATTGATCAGGCGCTTTGTCTTTTCCAAGCTCCTGCATTTTCCGCAGATCCATAATAGCGGCCTCCTAACATCATTAGACGCCGCTCTCGTCTGTCATCTTTCTCCCTTGGAAAGTACAATTTTGAGTCATCACGCCTGCGCGATCAACTCGCCAGTTGCGAGATTCGGCTTTGAGCCCGATTATACGCACAACCGCTTGATCGTCAATGTCGTCGTAGATTTCCGCGTTCATCTCAGGAAAATTGATTACGTCGGCGGTGCCGCCTTTTGGCCAAAGACCTTGCTCTTGAAGCGAATTTTTCAAAATTCGAACAAAATCAGCGGTCATCGTCACCATTCGGCTTACTGCCTCAATCTCTTGAGAATCGATATTGCCAAGTACGTCAATTCGCTGAAGTGAAATTGTTTCTTGGCCACTGACGCCGGTAGCCCAACCCACCAACTTGTCGTTGATGAAAAGTTTGGCTCTTGCGCCTGCAAATGCTCTGTACTCTGGCATGTCTAAGCTCCCTTTTACGTTGTCTCAGAAATCCGAACAACGTGCGCTGTAACTACGATAAAGTTCAGCGGCTCGACAGCCGCCACCTCATAGTGAACATTAAATGTATCACCCAAATCTTCAATAAACACATTCCGAAACGCTTTGATAATCCCGTCTTTGACTTGCTTATCCAATCGCGCTTCGACGGCTCCCACCATTCGTGAGGCGGTGCCTGCAATAACGGGATTTCCAATCTGACCAATCAATTTAGCTCGCAAGTCACGAACCGACGTGTTGACGGATTCGAAAGCACTTACTTCGGAAAGGATGGGGTTATCGTCTTCAAGGTGGGTCGTAACGGAGCGTTCTACCTTCCAACCAAGGTTGTCCCGGCTAAGAACGCAAATGCCCTTCTGAATCGCTTCTCCCGCGTCTAGGTTCTCTCGCCAATCTTGGCGAACATCCGAGACATCTGGACGCTTCCAAGTAAGCGGCATTGCAATCGAAGATCCCGCCTGCATACCGGCCATCATTACGGCCAAGTATTTCGGCTCCTTGAAAACCAAAGTGCCCTTGAGATTTGGAATCTTGATTTCTTGGGCAACAACCGCCATGTGTCGCGTGTTGAGCACAGAAGAGTGCTCATCAAACAACTCGGTTAGTGTTTTGTCTTTGGGAGCGCCGACCCAAAGGTTTCGCTCGTAGCCGAAAAGTGCCGACTCTCTCGCGTGCGCGATACCCATTTTTTGTGTTGTGGCATTGTCTGTAAACAAAACGACAATCTGAACATCTTTGTCGGCAATCTTGGTTAGCGCCGTTTCCCAATCGGTACTGGCGATACTGGTGCCTTCTGTACCACCCGATTCTAGTGGAGTGTTTGCAAAAGCGGCTGCCTTGTCGGGCGGCCCCGTTGCGCCGGAACTGCGTTCTGCCGTGATTAGCTTGCTTGTGTTAAGCGCATTGAGAACACTACGAAGGTCGGAACGAAGAGAAGCCGCCGTTCCGCCATTCGCGCCTTCGGTGGCAACATTGGCACCCGAAGAACTATCCAAATCTGTAAGCGGGATACTGAAAGTCTCAGGGCTTTTAACCGTAACCTTCCAATTCTTGCCGCTGTTCAAATTGATCTGTGTGAACGCATCCCCCACTGTTGGGAAATCGGCAGTGCTAAGATCAAATGCAGTGGCGCTGACAGTGAACACTTTTGTGGAAGCACCCGCCGGATCTACTTTCAATTCCGTAATTGTTGCAAACCCGTTTGCAGCCAAAGTCTGCGTAACCCCATCTGCGCCCGCTGAGTCAGGCATTGTCAAATTTGCTGTTTTAGCGGCTCCGTCAGCATCGGTACCCGTGACTGTAAGCACATATATGCCGTCCGTGTCCCCGGCTGGCGTGATCGCAAACGAAAGCGTTGCTGTCGGGTCATTGGCGATATCGGACATTGCGTGAGTAATCGCAGTATCCGTGCCGTTACAAGCAAACTCTTTTTCCCACGTCAGTTTTAAGTTGCCGGGGCTCGCTGTCAGTACGGATTTATTAAGATTCGTGCCGGTATATTCAACATTGCCAAGCACACCGCTTTGAACATTGGTGAAGTTTTCCGTTAGGCCGTCTCGTGAAACCGTGAAATCCCGGCCATTCGAGTCGGTAGCGTTTTCCTTGGTTCCGATAAGGGTTTTCTTTCCGGCTTTGCCCCAGACCTTTGCCAAAACTTTTACCGAAGCGGCGTTCGCGCCATCCAAAAGCGTTGCAAACGCTGCGGTATTGCTTCGAACATTTTGAAACGTGATCGTAGAAGCGCCTCCGGGGACTTGTGGGTCGTTCGACGGCGAAAACGCAAGACGTGCCAACAGTCCCAGTTCCGTATCTGCGGAATAGTAATCAGAAACCGCTTTTGAGTTTGTGAACGTGAGGGGTTCTGATTGTTCGAACATCGGGAAATCGCCAACAATAGCAACATTGCCGGTCGAAACACCTTTGCCCCCCAGCGCAGAGGCATCAATAACGGAATAAACCCCCGGTCGATAAATTTTCAGACCGCTCAAATTTAATGATGATGGCATTTCTTCTTCCTCCGACTAAGATTCGTCTATCGTTACGCCGCCCTCGGCACCGTCTGCGTCGTCAATTTGACGATCTGGGATCGTTTGTCCGTGAGCGTTTGTTTCCCCGGCATCTGGGTTTGCTGTCGTTTTGATGTCTTCTTCAAGTACAAACCACTTCTTGTTCACAATCTCTTCGTCCACACGCGGAACGGTCACAAAGCTAGATGCTTCATAATTCTGCCTCCGAATATAGATGCCCAATTCCTCCGCTGCAAGTTCTTCTTGCGGATCGAGTTGGTCCGTACCAGTGTAACTCAAATCCTGATATCCGGCTTTAATAAAAGCGCGTCGAGCGCGCTGCATGACTGCTCGACAGGCAACGTGTAAAGCGCGGGTCAATTCCGCGTTTTTTGTCGCAATTGTAATTTCCACATTTTGTTTTACAACGAACTGTTCAACGTGGGTAGCCGTACCGGTTGGCCATGTCCCCGTAGACGTTGTGTATGCGTAACCGCCCAAGGGTTCTTGCTCCATGCCTTCCGAAAGCAGTTTGACAACCACTTGCGGAAACCGCTCCACCGAAGGCGCTCCATAGATTCGAAAAACAGGGTCTTTCGCTGTCAATTCCGTGTGCCAATTGGTTACAACGGTTTCATCGATGCCGTAAAACAGGTCTTTGAAATGCGCCACCGAATCCGCATAATCGCGCCACCCGTTTTGGAGCGCCATCACCGAGTGCATATCAAAAAGCCCCGCCATTATCGCACCCTTACGCCTTGGTATGTGTCTGGCATACTGCTTCGTTTTCTCAGAGGCACGCGCTTTTTGCGCTTTCTTTTGTTTATCTTCAGCAACTTCGCTTCAAGGATCTGTATGCGGCTTTCAAGCTCATCCACATCAACCGAAATTTCTGACACCGCATCTTTGGTAACGCCGTAGACGGCTTCGGCCCCCGGCTCATTCGGGCTCCACCGATTGACAACGGCTGTTGTCACACCGGCCAAGCCGGTTATCAAAGCGACAACAACTGCAACGGTGTTCTTGTTCATTACACCATCTCGTGAATTATCTTATGGAGTTTTTTCTGAACTTTTTCACCGATTTTTCGCGGGGTAACGCCTTTGGACATCCAAGGGTTTCCGGCCCAAGATGCCGTTCTAAATGTTCCAAACCCGCTTGTTTTGCCTTCCGGCGAAGCCGTGGAGCCCTTGGACGCTTTTCGAATCATGCCGTGCAGGTAATCGGTCTTGTGCGGGATTCCGGTCGTGGGGTTTACTCGAACGTGTGCAAACCCTGCCGACAGGCGCTCTCCCCAATTGGTCGTCATGTTGTCTCGGGTAACTGTTGCGGTCAATGCTTTTACGGCATCCACAGCGGCGCTTTTTTTGCCGCGTGTTGCGGTAGAGCTAATTGCCGCGAGGCTCCTTTCAAACGGTACACGGACATACGGACCATTTTTGCCTGTTCTAATGTTGCTTGTTGACCGTCGAAGCAAAAATGTTCGGACATCGTATGCGCCTGTCGTGCCAATTCCACCCGGCCCCATCCCGAATTCAACGATTCGAGCAAGCGTAGAGATGTTATCGGGCACATCGTCGCCGGGAAGATCAATAATGACCCTGTGTTCGCTAATCTCAACCGGAGTAATGCTTTTCACATAGTCGCTATAGGACGATTTCAGAGCTAGTCGGGCTTCTGCTTTCCATTCGGCTATCACGATATCAGCAATCCGGCGCATACGCCGCAATCTGTTCTTCTTATCAAAGCCAAAATCAGACAGTTTCAAGTCAATCCGGCTACGTCGCCCCGCTTTAGCCATTATTCGGTTCCACCATCGGCCAGAAACTCCAACCGCGCCATCGCGTTGACAACCAACGGCGTGAATGTTGCGGTCGCTTGTTTCGTTTTAACATAGGTGTCTCGGCTTGCATACGGATAGTCTACAATTACATATCTTGGATTGGCATAATACGCGACCGAGTAGTGGCTTCCTTCGACCGGCGCTTTCCCGTTTGCAATCCCCAATGTCCAGTCAATCTTGCCTTCGGCAGTAATGACCAAATCGGTCCCCACCGTTAGCGTGTCGTTTGCCGTCACTTCTCCATTTACTGAGGAACGAATAACATGCAAAAGCCCAATCTGCGTTATTCCGGTTTCCAGATCCAAGCTCCGCAACACAATTGGAAATCTTGCTTCTTCAACTACGTTAGCGGTTCGTTTTCGTGTTTCTCGATACACATGCGTTGTATCCAAAATCGTAAAGCGATCCCAAAAACCGGGGACGTGTTCCGGCAAAAGCGTAAACGACACCATACCGCGTGCGTATTCTCCAAATTGGCCAAACATTTGCGGCTTATCGGTGGCCTTGGTCACAACGGTTTTGATCGTTTGTTTGGAGTGGTACAAATGGCCTTTGCCTTTACATATTACGCAATCTACACGGGGCTCTGCGCTGGTTGTGCCTGTTGGCAACGCTGAAGTTAGAGAAAAACCGGTCGTCAGGTCCGAAGATTTTCGACGACACGGGCATTGCGCGGCCTGTTCCCACGAAACCTGTAACCCGCGTTGGAAAAGAATCTTCCGAAACTGCTCTGGTCTAAGATCAACACGCGGACGGAGCTTCGTTGGCTGTCTGGCCGGAAGCTCCATTAGATCGCCGCCAATTGGATTTGTTTGTACTTGGCTCGAAGGGCAGGCATAAAAGATTTCAACTGTCGTTCTAGCTGCAACACACGAGCACCGTAGCCCGAATTTGTTGCACTTGAGGTCGTGCCAAGACTCTGTGAAAGTGAATCCATCGACGTAGAAATTGTGGCGATACCGGCCCCTGCGATGAGGTCGCCAGCTACGTCCAAAGGTAGCAAGGCCGCAACCATGCCGATTGCCGCTTTTAGATCCTCTTCAACGGCGCTGGTTTTCCACGAAATCGTGGCATCGGCGGTTGGTGCAGATGCTGCTTTGATTGTAAAACCGGAATGTGTTTTTGCGCTTGTCAAAAGCGCCCCGCCTTCTTGTTGATCTGTGTAGGTCACGGTTGTGCTGTACGTTGCAACAGAAACGTCGCTCGCAAAAGAAACGGCCACCTCTGTTGCCCCGGAAGGCAAAGTAACCGTTCCTTCTGCAAATTCGAACCCGGTAGTGTAATCAAAACGAAAATAACCGGGGACATACGACGCGGGTTGAAAAATATCACCCGAAATCAGCGGGATACCAGCCCTAAACATATAGGAACCCAACTGTTCTTCCGAAGGAATCAAATGAATTTGACCATGAAGTGGGGAGACAAGTTGTACCCAACTGACCGGGATATCGACCGGCGCAAAACTTCCGTATCGAATTTCAAGTTTTGTGACTTTTTGAACCGGCCTGAAATCCAAACGAAAAGGCCACCATGCTAATCGGTTTTGGTCTATTGCATCGTGCTGTTCGTCTTTGATCGGCACCGTGTTGATGCTGATTCCAAGATCGTGTTCAATGTGTGCGACCGCAGAGCGCAGCGCGTGATCAAAGATTGAATCTGGATAAGCAGACCCATCATCCAGCGTTAGGTCCACGCCCAGAAGATACTTTTCCTTCAGCCAAGTCGCCGTAAGTTCATCATACAGGTCTGCCACAAGCCGTCTCCCATATCCTAATGATCAGGAAGAGGCTGTAAGCCCTGCTTGTTCAAGCACGACAAGAATAGCGTTCACCTTCGCGGCAATCGCTGCGCCGTTTGCGTCGTCTGCAAGGTCGGCAATATGCGCGGCTTGGCCGTTGGAAGAGTGCTTTTCGCACAAAACACCAAGGGCTTGACCCAATTTACCAAGCTCATCTCGTGCCGGATCAGCGGAGTCGGCACGTTTGCCGTTTGCAGTCGTTACTTTCGCCAAGATCGTCGTTTCTGCATCTGTCAGAGCAGCCATGATCTATCTCCCTATTTCTTTTTGGCCGCTGCTTTGGTTTTTGCCTTTGCAAACGGCGATGGTTTTTCTTTCGGTGCAGGCTTTTCGACCTTTGGTGCAGGCCGCTCCGCTGGCAACCATTGTGGATGTCGGGTAAGAACCGACGCCGCGTCAGCACTAGGTTCCGGTGTTAGAAACCCGTCTTTGTCTATGTCGTACATCTCTCGATCTACGCCGTATCGACAATTTGTCAAACTTTCATGCTTCCACGCCATCGGTTCTCCTCCTACATTGAGTCCAAAAAGCTCCCAGGCTTTACAAAGCAGCCGTTAGCGACTACGTGCTCAGACCCACATTCGTGATTACGGCGCATTTTGTCGCAACTTTAACAATCGGACTGCCCATTAACATAAGGAGAAAGGGCTTCGTAGTAGCAACTTCTGCTAACGGTCTACGCAAGAAATCCAAGAGCCGTGCAAATTCGACAATTTCAGGCACCATCTGCATTAGCACGATTTTTGACGTACCCGGAATACTATCATTATGGTCAACAAAATCGATGACAGCGGCGTCGGTTCTTTTGATCTGACCAATGAATTTACAGGTAGTCATATCAACCGCAGCTTCCGACACAGCCTTTGCGCTTCGATAGACCTTCATATAATTCCAGTCCGCAGCCGCACTGGTCTGGACAGTCACACTCTCTCCAGAATTGGCCACCTGACCGTGGTCAATAAGCGCAGAGCCGCTAACGGTAGCACCCGCCGCACTGAAACCGGAATCGTTATAGCGTACAAATTTGTAGCCATAGAATCCGACATCAGCCGCCGTGAACTGCGACAAGGCATTCGAGGTATTTGACGAATTTGTAACAGTTGGAGTAACAGGAGCCGTTCCCGCCGCCGAAGCATCGCCTGCGTGCGAGTCCCCGTCATTGGGAGGAGTGCTCGCCTCAAATAAGAACGGAGCCGCTGCCAACGGTACAGAGCCGTATGGAGCCATGATATTTAGATCCCTGTGACCAAAGGTCAAAGCACCATCCGTGCTTTGAAGCTGGTCATGGCGACCATAAACAACAGACTGCTTGATCAAATCGGCGTGAACCCGTGGCTCAATCCAAATTTTATCAGGACGCCCGAATTTCGGAGCCGCGTACAAATCGCCCAAAACCTCTTGCAAGAGATTCGGGGTAATCGGCTGGCCACGAAGGTCCGTCACATTTTTGGGAGCGCCATCGGTAATCTGCTTGATAACACCATCGAAATGGGTATCCGCAGTAGTAGACTCGTCGCCGTGCCACAACTGTTGTTCAACTTTCTGCATCAAGCGCAAAGTTCCACGCTCAGTTTCTTCGGCCAGCGCATTGCTGTTATTTCCGATCAAACCAACCATTGTGGCCACGTCTGTAACTTCCCGACGTTCGGCTAAGTACTTGATTTTGATGAATTTTCTGGTATAACTGGATTTGTTGTTGGCTCCACCAGCGCCTTCAGAAATAAACGGGTCCATGTCCAAACCGTGATCGTTGATCACAGAGAATTCATGGACTGTTTGTCCAACAGCGCGTTTTGGGATTGACGGCCAAAGAGCAAGCTCTTTCATCGTATAAGTGGCGCTTGCCAATGTCCCTTCAATAGATTGGGGGACAAGGGCTGACAACCCACCAATACCAGTACCGGAAGTACCAGCAACGGTTTGGTAACCAACATCGCCGGTTGCCGCTTTTCGAAGCGACTCGTTCAATGCTTGGAGATCGCCCACCGGGATCATATCGTTCATTTGAGGAATTGAAAACATTGTGGGGCCTCCTAGTTGCTCACAAGTTTATAGGAATCAGCGATAAAACTAGGATCTGCACCAGATTCAAGCAACGACACAGCCCGACCAAGGGTCTGTGCGCGATTTGAATCCGTTGAAGTCCGCATTTCATCAAGGGCTTTAGAAATCAGAGAAAATCGAGTCGGAACGCCGTCCGTCGCATCGCCGGGAGCCGGGATAACGCCCGATTGGTCAATCTGTGCTTTCACCGGATTCGGCTCAGCAAGATTGTCCGCAACAGCGTCAAGGCTCTTGGCAATGTGACCACGATCTGTGCTCAAATGGTTCTCAAGACTTGCGACTCGTTCGCCCATCAAAATGAGAGCTTTCGAAATAACTTGGTTATGATGCCGCGTTTCTTCCAAGATGGCATCCGCGCCTTTGGCAATCGCGGCAATTGTGCCGGATTGATCGGCAACGATTCCGTCGTCAGCTTCAAGCTCAAAGTCACTTTGAACCTCTTCGGAATCGTCCTCTTCGCCATTAGCAAAAGTTTCTCTAAGTTCGACCAACGCTTTTGTAAGAGCGTCTTTGTCAAAAGTTTCTTCCGTGCCTTCGGCGGGAAAAGAAGCAGCGATTTCTTGTGCTTTTTCCCCACCGATGCCGGAATCGACAAGATGCTGAATAAGTGCTTCACTCATTTTCTAAATCTCCTAATCAAAAAAACACAAGTCGCACACGCGAAATCTTGCGACAAAAATCAAATTATTTCAATGCCCACCCCACTGCATCGAATTCTTAATAGCCGTGGCGACGGTAATCGCCCTACTATACGACAACTGTGGGAAAGTGCGAGAAAGGGTTAAAGCCAACTGAGGTACGGTCATCTGACCCGTACCGCCCGATTGTCTCATCCAAGATACATACGGGTTCATTGCACCCATATTTACGTCACTTCCATAAGTGGCCGAAGAGGTGAACTTTTCTAAAGATTGCGGCACCAAAGGTGAAAAGCTACCGGATCCCGTTCCCGCAGGAGTTTGGTAGCCGATACTGTTCATCGCTTTTGCCAGAACCTCTAAACGAGCATCTGGATTCACAGGATGTGCGGTAATGGCGACATTTAATACCTTTGCTTTGGTTACTTTCTTTTTGTCGCGTGCGAGCACTTGGCCTTCGACCGAAAATCCAAGATTTCGGGCGGCACCGGCTTTGTTCATGGCTTGCGCCGTTTGAAAAATCTCACGGGCTTTGGGCTTGTGTAGATACAAAACGCCTTCTACACGAGTCGCCGGTTGGCCTTGATATTCGCCGGTTACTACTGTTTCAGGATGGCCCAAAACATTTTCCGGCCCTTTCTGGTGTTCGTAATTAAACCAACCGTGCTTGAGGAAATACGACCAATCAATACCCTGTTGCGCCAAAATCTCGCCTTGAAAATCTCGCGTTTCAGTCGAAATAACGCCACCAATTCGCCCGGTCATTGCTTCGGGCGAATCTGCCTTTTCCAAAACCTCAAAAGGCACAAAGACTGAAAAGGTATCGATACTCATTTTTCCTCTGGACGCCTTAGTCGTCCGTCTTCTGTTACCACTAAACCCGGTGGCACAATCATTGTGTCACACCGGCAATTCGGATGCACGGGCCAAATTGTGGCCTGCCAATCTCGCGCACGTCTACCGACATTTGTACCATTTGCAATTAACTCTGCAATAGGGAAAATTTTTGGTTTCCCTTCTGAGTTACGAAATAAACGTCTGCAATGAGAGCACGCCCCTGTTTCTGTAACCCGCGCAACTTGCGTTTCTTCACCGTAATATTCAATTGCGTCCAAAATAACGCCTTCGTTATAAACGCCTTGAAGTTCGGTTCGAGCGATTCTCTCCCAATTGTGAGAATAGTATTTTGTTTTATTGGCTAAATCTCTAGCCAGTTTTTTTGCCGACTTATGCGTTATGATAGCTTCTCCAACAGTTTCTTGAATTAGCTTAAGCCTATCTTGCCGCAATTCCGCATCGATCTCCGAAAGAATTTCGTCACCGTCCCATGTTTCTGCAACGACGTTATGTAAATCGTCGGCCAACTGGTTTCCTAAGCCCCGGCAAAATTCCCCGGCCCGTTCAATCGCCTGCTTGTACGCGGCTTTGGATTTGTTATCGAGCCAATCGGGCAGATCGTCCGTATATGGCGCAGACGTTGCCCCAATGACCGCGCCTCGTGCCGCTTCAGGGGGACCGGGAAGCTCGATTGTGCTCCCTGTGGATGGGAATTCCGGCTTCGGCAAACCCGCTCTTTCCGCATCAATCGCCTTATCGACTTCGGTTTTCCATTGATCAAGCGACCATTGGCGCATTCCAATACGATCTTCGGCGGGAGCCTTTTCGATTGCTTGGGCGACCATTCGCATGAACAAGAACGGATCGGCTACGTTTGCCATTCCGGTAATTACAACACCGCCTAGCTTGCTGGCATCCAACACGCCTTGGGACAAAAGCTCCTGAACCCGTTCAGGACTAACACCGGAACGCGCTTGACCCAAAAGCTCAATCAAATACGCATCGTGGTGCGCTTGGGCCAATTCCCGCGAAACGGTTGCGAGTATTTTACGCTTTAGTTTGGGCACGCGCTTCTGCCTCAATGTCGTTTAGAAGCCTGCTAAGACGGTCATCATACATGCTTTTCATCTTGGCGGTAAGCTGCTCAACTACATCCAATTCACCGCCACGGGGGGAACTCTGTGCCTTATACATTACACCACCCGCATCGACTCCCGCCGCTTCAAACGCCGCGTCTACCGCGCATCCAGTTAAACGCCCGAGCGTTTCGCTGTCTTGATCAAACTCACCGGGATAAGACTCTGTAATTTTAACTTTCATGCTCTTCCTCACAGCAACGGGAAATTCTTACAAAACCCCGCCCAAAGCGTCAATCTAAAGGTATCACGATATGTGAATCTTCGGGCACATTAGGAACGCGCATCGTATGTTCCCGGCATCGCACACACGTCACCCACGCACGGCGCGGGGCTAAATGAACTCTTCCGCAAAGATCACACACGTATGGGACTTCCAGCAGAATTTTATTTTTCAAAAGTTTTTTTGTCTTTTCGGACAACAGCGGTATCCTTCCCACAGTGGACGAACGTACCGAATTTTTTGAACGTATTCTCAAATTACATGAGGACGGCTTTTCTTTCTCAGAAATAGCCACGCGCCTCGATGTCCATCGTACCACTGTAAGTCGAAATTTAGACAAAGCAAAAGTTTGGCAAAAAGAGAACGGCCTACCCGAAACCAATACGATTCTGGTAGAAGGAAACGAAACAGAAAAAACGATCTCGGTACGAGGTCGAATCCGCACCCTGGATGATTTGCTTATTGCAGCCGGTGTTTCACGACAAGACGGTTGGAAGGTCGAAAAGTGGCAAGCAAACAAATGGGATAGCCAAACCCGCGATGGGGATATTATCGAGCTTTGGCAAGTCAAAGCATGGCTCCAAAAACTTCCTGAATGGCTTTTGAAGCCGGTGCAAGCCGTTGCGCCCATTCGCCGCCAACCTAGCCGAAGCACCGAAGTCGGTGTCGAACACTGTCTTGTAATTCCAGATTCTCAAAACGGCTACATCCGAGAAGAGGACGGCAGCTTTACACCACTGCATGATCGGAGATGCTGGGACATTGCTGTAACGATAGCCGAAAAAATGCAGCCGTCTGTCATCGTTCTTTTGGGCGATATGTTGGATTTAGCCGCATGGGGATCATACTCCACTTCTGTCGCACATTACGGAACCACAATGCCAGCATTGCAAGAACTTCATTACTGGCTTGCGTGTTTGCGCCAAAGCTGCCCAACAAGCCACATCCTTTACATCGAAGGCAACCACGAATTTCGGATTCAGCGACAAATTCAAGATTCTCTAAAAGAAGCCGGGACTGTTCGCCCGGTCAATAGCGATACAAAGGACAATGCGCTTTCTGTCAGCAGGCTTTTGGATCTACCGTCGCTCGATATCGAATACTTCGGCCCATACAAAGAAGAGTTTTGGCTTTGGGACAAGGTTCGTATTCATCACGGCGACATTGCCCGAAGCGGGTCCGGTGCCACAACAAGCGCCATTATTCGAGATGCTTGTTATAGCGAAGTCGTTGGTCATGTCCACCGCTTAGAAATGAACGCCAAGGCGATTGCCGGTCCCGGTGGGCAAAAAGAAATCATCTATGCAATGACGCCGGGAACAATGTGCCGACTCGATCAGCCGGTTGTTCCGGGTCAAACCAAACGCACCAACTGGCAAAACGGGCTAGGCGTTATTTCAAAACTGCCTCCAACGGCGCAAGACCATGCCAGCATTTCAATGAAACTAATCCCGATCACTCATGGACGTGCTATCTATCGCGGAGAGGTGATCCGTGGCGAAAGTCGCATTGCTGAAATTCGAGAAGCTACCGGCTTCGAACGGTTCTAATATGTCTTCTTTTCGATGCAAAAAACGCCGTAAGACGCTCGACACGCTTGCATGTGTCGATAGCTTTGTAGATACGCACGCATTCACAAAACGCGATTTTGCCTGCTACGGATGCGAGTTGGGCGCTCGGCACCGTTACATTTTGGCTTTCGGAAAAGAACCCACAGAAGCGCAATTGGCTCGATACCTCAAATACTGCGGATACGGGCCGCGAATTGGTCGGCCACACTCTACGACGAATTCCGTATAATATTGGCCCAAAGTTTCAAAATCACATCGCGCAAATCCGCATACGCCGGGGAATAGCAATAGTGCTCAAGATTGCGAAGCGAAAGAATCGTCATCCCCGTTAATTCACCTTTGGCATTGAAGATAGGAGCGCCGCTGCTTCCTTGACGTGTCGGCAAGCCATACGCATCAAGATTTTTGTATGTTACCGAACCATCGGGAGCCAAAAGCTCCTTCAATGTTCCTGAATAATAGCCGTCGAACTTTGGAAGCATCCCCGGTTCAAAAACGGCATACGGTGCGCTTGTTGTATATGCTTTCTCGCCATATCGCGGCGCTTTTTTTGACAACGAAACCGGCTCTAAAACCGCGTCTTTGATTCGCAAAACACAAATATCAGATTCAGGATAGATGGCTTCAATTTCCGCACTGTGCTTTTCGCCTTCAAAAAGCGTGATCTGGATATCAGAAACAATGTGGACCGTTGCGCCCATCACTTCGGCCTTTGGCACCGTGCATAAATGACCGGCAGTAATGCCCCAAGAATCTGTGCCATCGGTTGCAACGACAAACCCCGAACCAACAGAACGGGCATCCACGCTTGTACATGATTTCTCTACACAGATTTTGAATTCGACAGAGTGCCTAATGAAAAGAAAGGATTCTTTTGGCAAAACGGGGTTTTGAAACTCGCCGCTTTCTCTTGTGACATTCGCACATGAAAGAGCAAAAAACCAAACTCCCAATAATAACAAACTGCGTTTCATTTTTTCTTTTTCTTCCGTTGAACGAGGGGTTTTCTGTGCGAAAGCCCAAACCCGATTTTTCTCATTTCACGAGCCACAGCTTCCTCTCCTCTTTGTCCACAATCCTTAGCTCGCTTTTTATTCTTACGCTTCCGTGCCATCGAACCTCTCTAACTTTCCCTTCAAAAACTTCATCTAAACGAATCGTGAAATGTGGCAAAATTTCCGTGACGACGCCCATCAACCCGCGTTGTAAAACAATGTGCTGCACGCCCTTTTTTGTTGGATAAGAAACCTCGATTGCTTTTTTCAATTGGACTCGTGTGCCGCGTCCGAAACTTTGGGCCACTGCTTTTTTGAAACTGCTCATCGCAGAACCCATGCCCCGATCAGGGCCGCAAGCAAAAAACACAAGAGCATGAACCCAAACGCGCTAATTATTTGTTTCATTGTTGAATTACTCTTCCATTTTCGCACGACAAAACCCCGCCCCACCGGCACAGAAAGCGCCACTAATAAGCGCGACAAAGATCCCCGTAGAATCCCCGCTCGCAATACTGAAAAGAAAAAGACCGCAGTTTAGCCCCATGCCCATAAGCAAGATGTCTCGAAGAAAGCTCATGGCGTGCCTCCGCAAGCGGTTTCGTCCAAAATATCCATCAATGCGCTGAACATTTTCGAAGGATCGGTGCTCAATTCGTTCCATGAGCCGCCAACGGAAACCGCTCCCCAACCAGCAGGGTTGCCCATCCAATCGGTTACATCTTTGGTAAACCCGGTACTGAACGTGTACACGGACAAATCGTCCGCGTGGCTTACGACATCGATAACGTCTTGCTGTGACAGCTTGGGTTTGAGATAGCTTTGGCCCATCTCATCGGAAAAAACGATGATTACGTGGTGGGCATGTTCCCGCCAACCCACTTGAAAATTTTGAAGCGTTGGAACAGACGGCAAAGCCCCCGGTCCCCACTGTAAGCCGGGAATCGGGTATGGAAGATTCTGGGGATCTACCAAGTTGTGTGCCGCCAAATACACAGCGTCGTACAGCATCTCGTTGGCCCCGCCGATATACGCGGTCGCCATCGCAGAAAGAGCAGGAACAAAAGTAGAAAACTCTGCCAAATCTTGATTTAGATGCAGTTTTTCCGATAACCCGCCGCCAATCGCAGTTGGTCCCGTGATAAGTCCCCAATGAATAGCAGAAGATCCCGAATAACTAGCCGCAAACGTGGCCATTGCTTGGGCAACTGCTCCAATTTCTTCGTACATCGAACCCGAAGCGTCGATAATGAAAAGAATGTCGGTGTCTTCCAACACCTTTTCAATTGTCCCGTCACAATCGTTATCCGCGCCGCCACACAAATCTTCGGGAAGAGGTGTAATCTCCCCGCCGCATAGTCCTTCAACAAAAATTGGTGGCTGCTTCGGTGTTGCGCCCCATTGTCCGGCTTCACAAACCATCTCGCCGGGTACGCACTCGCCTACATTTTCAGTCGCAGGAGGACCGGTGTAGCACTGTTTGGCCAAATCCTCGTCTACGAGCGTGTCGCAATCGTCGTCGTAGTTGTTACAGGCTTCAGCAAGCGGTGTTCCGAGAGTTTCCTCACAAATCTGACCCGGAATCGGGAAATAAAAACAGGGCGCATAACACGGCGTCATAACCGTTTCAGAGCATGGAGGAGTGCCTTGACATTCACACGTCTTGTATCCCTGCCCACATACCAACGGGGATTCATCGAGACAGGGGAACAATACTCCCACGTCTTCGGGTGGACAGGCGCAACTCAACTCTTCGTCAACTTGGCCATCACAGTCGTCATCAAGTCCGTTACACTGCTCGTCTACCGGCTGCTCTGCCGTGCATGCGCCCCATTGACCAAAAAGGCATTTCTGATAGCCGTCGCCGCAGGCGGTGTTACATTCAACGACCAAATCTTCATCAATGCTGCCATCACAATTGTTATCGTATCCGTCGCAAATCTCTTCGGGAACATCCCCGCAAAGACCGCACACGTTCGCTTGTCCTTCATCCGTAAGGCCGTCGCAATCGTCGTCGAGATAGTTGCAAATCTCTTCGAGAGGTTTCGTTGCAGAGCATTCGGTTAGCTTGCCGTCTATGCAATAGGATATTCCGTCGCCGCAATCGGTTGAGCAGGCAAACTCGTCTTCGTCGATAAGCCCGTCACAGTCGTTATCTTTGCCATCGCAAATCTCGTCCACGCACGGGACACAGGGGCCGTAATCAAAAAACCCTTTGTCGCAATACTTTTTCTGTGTGCCAAGGTTCCCGCCTACCTCGCACGCAACCTCGGCAAGAAAAACGTCACCGGTCGGATCACATTCGAAAACCTCTTCGCACGTCCCCTCAGATACAATGGCCCATTGACAGGAAGCGTTACCCGGTATGCACGGTATCCCCTGGTCATCGCATATATCGACCACAACGATTTTGCGCCAGACGGCAGAAAACGACGGGCAATACCAGTATTGGGTTTGCCAACAAAGTTGTTGATACGCAAAGGTATCACCCGAATGTGGACTGGGACCATCCAAGGTGCTCGCATCGGTCGAAGTTTCAGACAGAACAAGAGAGGCGTTACCATGGTCTTTCGCGCAAGCCAGGACACAGATCCCGGCTAGGACACACGCAAATATACTGGTTTTCATATACGCCTCCCACGAATCAAAATCAGTGAAAAGCGCCGACGCTTACCCGTTTATCGTAGAGGCTTTATCTAATTTCACGAAATAAATAAGAAATAAGATTGAAAACTTTTACGCGCTAAACGGGACACTGCGGCAGAATAAGATAATTCTTTTTTTCTATTTTCATTTTATTTGCGTTTTTCGCTTGCGACTACGCTTAGAATGTGGATAATCAGGATATGGACGCAAACAAAACCACGGAGAACGGAAACATGACATACTTTCTCAACGATCTAGGCAAAAGCCTTCCCGACTCCATCATTGAACAGGGGATCGCCGTTCTCGACCTCAATTGGGAAAACGCCACCAACCTGACAGGAATTCACCAAGAATGCGCCGTTGCCGCCCTTGCTCGTAAAGACGTGTCTGTGGATACCCACGTTCTTGTAGGGATGCGTTATGAAAACCAAACCGAATGGTGTGAGTACGAAAAAAAGTTCGAGTATCATGACGAAACGCAGTACCTCGTTGTACCCAAAACCAAAATTTTAGAAGAGGAGATAAATCGATGAAAATCAAACACCTTATCTACAACCCGGTAACGGGTGAACTTGTAAACGGAGATACCAATTCTCCAATTGGCCACAAAGATGATCCCGATATCGGGATTGTCCGGTGGGACTTTTTATCCATCATTGTGCCGGATGAAGAAACGGCCAACGATGTCGGCAACAGCATCTCGCTTCCGCGTTGCATCGCTGCGGAAAGCCGGGGAGAAGTCACGATTGAAATTAGGGACGGTTGCTGTTAGATCAAACCGTCGCTATGGAATCAAGCACAAAAAACACCCCGGTTTACCCGGACTATGAGCAGTCTTTCATCTTCGACGATGTTGGTAGGCGCTATTCGACTTCTACGGTAATCGATTTGACTCGCTGCGAAGAGGTCAGGCTCTTGGCGGTTTCTTCGGGCGCTTCGGGAACTTCCCGCTTCTCAAATTCCTTGCCTTCAGGCTCCTCGGAAGCCTCTTGCTCGCCTTCAGGCTCCTCGGAAGCCTCTTCCTCGTCTTCGGCCTCTTCCTCGTCCTCGTAGCCCTCTTCCCCGCCTTCGGCCTCTTCTTGAGCGCCCATCGTCATTTGAATATAGGTCGGGTCCAAAACCATGTCTGCGATTGGGGAATCAAGCGGCTTCAAGTCGTGCATTGCTCGAACTTCGTTGACCGTGCGGAACGCTTTGAGGGATTTGATATCCGCGTCAAGTTGCTGTTCCTCTGTCTTGGCATCAAATCCCGCGAAACGGAATTCAAAATCCGGGTCCATCTCGTAGATGATTCGATTGAGCCAGCTTTGCACAGCACGCAAAAGGGGCCGTAGACCGCGTTCCCGAGAAGCTGTAATCTTGTCGGCAGGGCCTTGCGTAGCAAGCGCGGAACTCATGTTTTCCGCGCCGTAGACAATTCCCAATTCAGCCGCGTCAATTTGATACACCGCGCAAGCCAATTTCAAAAGCCATCCGAGAAATTGACTGAATTCCATATCCTTGTTGGATTGCGACAGATTGATTGACTGCAACTCTTCTTTGTTCTCCGGGTCCAATTGGATGATTGGCGTCTTCTTTGATTGAGCAGCGCCGGATAACATGGAGTAAAATTCCCGGCGAAACGCTCGGAAAAGTTGCGGATTCATCTTGGATTTGACTGCCAAAATCCCCGCCGCGTGCATCCCGTGGGTGAAGTTGTTGGCGTTATACATCTCCAGATTCACAAGCTGGGTAACGGTGCGAACCAACTCTTCCAACTCTGGATACCCGTAGCCGTTGACCTTGATCCAAGTTCGCGGACGCCGAACACCAAAGATCATCTCTTGTCCAGTGAAACGGGCCGTGACTTTGTTTCCAATAATCTGAACGTATGCCGATTGCGCTATGTCCCGGCGTCCTGCTTCGCGTTCTTTTTCCGTGACTTTAGCCATTCGAATGGTCGTGCCGTCAACAGGAACAAAGCCTGCGATCTTGCCCCCGCGTGCGCGCACGACTTCAAAACAGGCTTGATCAAAAATCAAAGAATCCCGAATGATTTTTCGAAGGAAAATTTCAAAGCTGTTGTTGGGTGTGATTCGGGGATCGCCACACGTTCCAACCCACTGACTAAGCTCACTCATGCGCTTTATCGCCGCTGGGCTTGGCTCTTTGGTAAAGTCGCGCATGACGATGTTATAGCCAACCGAATGCGGGGTTGCCTGCGGGACTGAAAATTCAGCAACTTGATTTATCCGGGTGTTGATAATCGCACTGATTGCCGGAACCCGCGCCATCCGGCGCAATGTGCCGTAGGCAATTCCCGCTGTGCCTTCGTGAAAATCGCCCTTCAATTCCTCTTGATAAAGATGCGCCCGAAGATCCATCGGATCGAAATCGAACGCCTTGGGAGCAAGCGACTGTCCGCTGGGCTTTTGGGCCTTTTGGGCCTTTTCTAAGGCTTCATCCAGCGGCTGATCTTCGCTGCTGCCCAATAGCTTGTCGTACCATGCCACGCTGCTGTTCCTCCAACTTCTTACGACGCTTGGCTACTTTCGCCCGTCGTTTTTTTGCGGATCTCTTCTGCTTATTCAGAGCCACGTTTTCCCGGCTTCCTTCGATGGTAAATCTTGGGACTTTGTTGCACAAGTTTGGTGAAACCTAGAGCCTTGTTTAGACCATACTGCTTCAAAAACTTGTCCACTTTAGCCTCTGGATAAGTCGGATACGCCTTTTTCGTTGCCGCTCTCGCAGACATTCCTTCTGCCATATAGCTCCGCACGGTGTCGATGTTTTTCACAAGGTCTGTGAAGGTATCTAGGGATTTTTTCGTTTCAGGCTTCTCTCCCCAAGCTATATCATTGTGCGGGTGCCCTTTTGTTGTTCCGGGGTCACGCATCGGCATAATAACGTGGCGCTCACCATCGTCACGGCTAATGTGGACGGCTTCCCCTTCCTTGTAATGAACTTTTACGTTCCCTGTAGCCCCTTTCAACGCATCGTGTACATATTTGGCGTTGAGCATGGCCTTTTTCTCACCCTTGGACGTGTCCTTTCCTTCGAATGCTGCAAGCCGTGGCCCGTGAAGCCCTTGAGCATTTTCCTCCGCGTGCCCGGATGTCGCCGCCGTGTGAGCCGCTTGGGCGTGATGCTGACCGCCCTCCGAAAACAAGTGTATGTTTCCATTAGTATCGTTAGTCGTGGACATAGCCAGCTTTGCTTGTGCTCGCAACGTCTTCGCGTCAAAGGTGTGGGGTTCGACATTCGGTGTCTTAGTAAAAGCAGCGGTATTCACGAAATCCCGCGCATCGTACTTGTCTGTTTCCACCGTCTTTTTCTCATACGAGTCGTATTTCATGCCGCCGCTTGCATCTTTTGCCACGGGAATCATCGCTAAACGGTGCCCGTCTGTGGCCACCATGTGTTTGTCGCTACCTTCGGCACCTACGATATGCGCGTAGTTCATACCGGAACGGGTCGAGTCCTCGTCATAGAACGCCTTGGCACGCTTGTGTGCTGATTCCTTGTCTGCATGGGCCTCGTGTCTCTCATACCGCCCACCCTCTGTCTTGGGGGCAGCGCTGTGGGCCTCGTGCGCCTCCTGCGTTAAGTCGCTGACCTTCTTACGTCGGTTAGCCTCTTTCTCCGCTGTGGCCCTGCGTTTCCAAACCGGGTTATTCTTGGAGTTTACATAAGAGGTCTTCTCATCTTTGATATGGGCAAGAAGTCCTGAGAGAGACTCCGTAGCGGCTTTCCCTTTGCCGTACATATCGTTAGCGTCCATGGTGTCGAGATGGCCCTTTTTCTCCATGTGCATGATATGCGACATCATGTATTCGGCTTCTCGTTTACTATCCGCTGTATGTAGTCTTTTACCTGTAGCCGTCTCCATGATATCGTTTTGCACGATGGCGAACGCGCCTTTTCCGTAGATCGTGCCGCTAACCTCTTTCTTGGGAGAGGGCTTGCCGTCCGTAAAGCCTTGGTCGATAAGTACCTTGCCCTTCTTTCCTTGGGCTTTTTCGGGAACCTTGTCCCCGTAGACCCCCTGGCCTAAGTCCTCTACATGGCCTTCGCTGGCGAGATCGGCATGATGGGCTTGGTCGTTGGCATGGTCTTCTGAGCCGTCTGCATTCGTTGTAAGGAGGCCGTGAGTCTGAAGCTCTAGCAGCTTCGCGTCATGGGTCATGCCTGTTTTAGCGTGCTCCTTCGTTAGCTCCGCGCTGTCACGTTTGCCATTAGCGGACGCCAGCCCTACAGGTCCAAGACTGCTGTGTACCGCTGGTTTTGGTTGCGCTTCTTTGGCATCAACAGCAAAGCCTTCCATACCTTCCGGCAACGCCGAAACGTTCTTCTTGGGCTTCCCGGCTTCTTTGACCACATCGGTCATGGTCTTGGCACCGGCTTTCATCTTTCCTGCAAGTTCGCTGATTCGTGAAAGCCTCTTCTTTCTGCTCTGAGCTTCGCTCTCGCCGTGGATGCCTACATGCAATTCGTGGTGTCCGGGCTCGGACCCGCTATCGTTTCGGGCGAAACCCTCACTGAAGGCATTACCCGCGCTTTTGAACCCGGCTGCGCTTTGCATCTCGATGTGGGAACCGTGGTCAGTCGCAATATATGTTCTGCCGTCCGCTTGGACGATCTTGACCTTGGAGCCGGAAGTGGTCTTTTTGGGCTTGTTCCATCGCCCCGTTTTGGGGTTCAAGGTCTGCATGACACCGCGCTGGTTGCCGTTCTTCATGGTTTCAACAGAGAACTTCGCCTTAGTGCGCTCGCGCCCGTAAGGGTAGTCGTCCACATCCAACGTGTCGTGGTAAGTGGCCCCGTCCAGACTCGGAACTTTTCGCTCCTTGTCTTTGTCGATATTAGGCTGTAGTCCTTCTTTCGTAGCCTCTTTGACCACTTCGGTCATGGTCTTGGGGGCTTCTTTCTTCTTTTCGGGTTTGTCCAGCTTGGACCCAACGGTGACGTACATGCCGTTAGGCAGTTTTCGCATTTTTCCGTCACGCACCAGCTTTCCAAGAATCCCTGCGTGCTTCTGCGAAGCACCACCGAACGCATATTTGAGCGTTTGTGCGTCTACCCCTGATCCCGTCGAACCGGCTTTGGTTTCCTTCCCGCCTGCAAAGGCAAGAAGCTCTGACTCCGTATAACTAACGGCACCCCGCTCAAAAAGTTTCTTCCCGGCCTCTTTGACCAC